AAGCAACCTGTTGCTATCTTGCAAGATCTGATGTTAGCAGGATATAATGAGGTAGTGTTTTTGGTAGGTTCTGACAGGGTTTCTGCTATGCAGTTCCTCCATAAATATAACGGCAAAGACTTCTCATTCAGGAAGATCGAGATCCGATCTTCTGGTAGCAGAGATGCTGACGGTGACACGTTTGCTATCTCAGGTACAAAGATGAGACGTGCCGCTGCTAAGTCTGACTTTAAGACTTTCCGTTCTGGTATTCCTAGAGCACTTAATGACAAAGATTGTGCTGCTCTTATGGAAGAGATCAAAGACGCTTTACCCGATAATTATGCATGAAAGATTTTAAGAAACTACGTGAAGAAGCACTGCGTCAGCAGCAGAGACACACTGAAGTGTTTAAAGAAGGTGATGCTGTAATGTCATCACGCACGGGGATCAAGGGACACATCCATAGAGTAGGTGGTAACTACGCTATTGTGATTTCTGAAGATGGTGACATGTTCAGAGAATGGATGAAGAACATTAGATCTATAAATAATACGAGAAGAACCTCCTTATTGAACGATGAAGTATCAGAAGCCAGTTAATAACGTCAACAGCAATGATGATTTTTCATCAAGCTTGATGGAGTCATATGGTAGATGGATGGATGGCGATTGCTTCCAGAACACTGAGATGCCTGAGTTGCATCTAAGTGAAGCACCATTTGATGGTATGGCACCACAGTCTAACGGTGCTGAGATTGAAGACACCACCAAGCGCAAGAAAGGCGCTACTAAGAAAGGTGGATATGTCGGTCAAGAATCATCACCTAAGAATGAAGAATCAGAAGTTCTTGAAAGAGAAGAGTATGAGATCGATGGTGAGACTTATGTCATCGAGAAAGCAAAAGGACTCGATGGTAAGGCTTGCTGGAAAGGATACAAACTTGCTGGCACTAAGAAGAAAGGTGGTAAGACTGTTGACAACTGTGTGAAAGCAGGTGTTGAGTATGAGGGTGAGGAACTAGCAGAGAAGAAACTCGATAAAGTTAATCACGCTGAACTCAAGGGTAAGCATTCTGAGCGTAAGGATAAGGACATCGATAACGATGGTGATGTAGATGGTTCTGACAAGTATCTCCACATGCGTCGTAAGAAGGTCTCCAAGATCATCTCAATGAAAGGCAAGAAATGAAATCATTCAGGGACTTCCGTGAGGAATGTGGGTGTGACGACAAAAAGAAAGAACCCAAATCAAAAAAATTGAAAAATAAAAAGAGTGGCAATGTAGAAGTCATGCCTATTATTAATGATGGAAAGAAGGGAATGGTCACTAAACCAACGAATGAGTCAAATAATTATCAAGGTCCACTGTATGCTCCATGGTCTGCAGTTGTAAAGGGTAGAGGATTCGATCCTATCGAGGAAAGGAAACTTCAAACAGAAACTTTTGAGAGTGGTGTAGCAAAAGCACGTCGTGATCATCGTTCTGGAACTTTACTGACCTTTAAACAATTTCTTTCTAAGTTGACAGATATCTTAGATGAGTGGGAGAAATAAATAGTCTTGCACTATGTTGTAAGATCATGTTAGGATTCCTACTACCACTTGCATCGAAAATTATTTCTGATGCTGTTGCTAAAATTCCTGAGAACGAGGAACTTGGCGAAAAACTAATCGAAATTTGTCTAGTTATTCTTAAGAAAGCAGTCAAGCTGACTAAGACTGACATGGATGATAAGCTCTTGGCAGTTGTCGAACAGGCAATCCAGAAGCGCGAAGAAGCCTGAGATATAAATAAATCTTAGATAATATTAAATATCGGAGCACACGTCAATGTCCCTTTACGGAAGAACTGACAGCAATGCAAACAAAACCAAAGCTGGTGTGGGCATTGCGGCGTCAAGTCAAGCAAAAACAACCATTTATATTGATGAAACTGAGGCAGCACTAGAAGCAAACAAGGAGCGTGGTCTAAACGCACCTGGTTGGTGGTCCTACTACACCTATACTGATAGCTCAGGTGCTACTCGCCATAAGGCAGAGCAACTAGTTTTCATTGCAGGTGGCGACACCAACGCTAACGAGACTCAGGCAGATGATGCTCAGGCAGCAGATGCTAATGTCGTTCTTGCTATTGGAACTCAACCAGCAGATACTGCTGTTGCAGTTGGTGCTCAGTTACAACTCACTGTTGTTGCAACCGCAACCCCACCTGGCGACAACTCTGTTGTTACCTATCAGTGGCAGAAGAAGTCTGGCAACCGTTATAGCAATATCTCTGGTGCAACTTCTGCAGCATACACAGTTGCTACTTATGCAGCAGGTGATGCTGGCACGTATCGTGTCAAACTCAACTCCACCAATGGTGCTAAGGAACTAATTTCCGATGTCGCTGTTGTAACTACTTCATAAGTTGAATGAACTTTAATGAATTGACACCAGATAACTGGTTGTTCTTTGCTATTCAAAATTATAATAACCCGTCGTCTGTGACTTACTCAGACTTTGAAGAAGACTTAAAGAGATTTAAGTATATCAAAAGACTGCTCAAGAGATATGAGACGACGGGCGAACTCAAGACTCATTTGATCTTGAATCATATCATTGTATTGTATAATGTCTTTGATGATGCAGCAACTCCGTTGTTGTTTTACAAAGTTGAAGCAACGTATTGGTCTCAAATCAAGGCGTTTATGTTGTTTCTAAATAGATTACCACCTTCTATTACTGAGGATTTTGACGAGGAATGTCTGAAAGAACTGAACCTAATCTAAAAGAAGAGATTAACTCAGCGGGTGATGGATCTGGTCTCCAGTTGCCACCTGCCTTTGTTACTGTACAACCACGTCAGCATCGTAAGTGGAAGAAGAGTAATCAGGATAAAATTGATGGGCGCACTAGAGGTGCCCGCTCTCTCTTCAATCGTATCAACAAAAGAAAAATGAAAGAACAAGTAGAAACTCAAATTGATGAGGCTATTGTGTCCGACACTGAGAGGGCACAGAAGCAGATCCAGCAAGGCAAAAAACTAAACCGCCAGAAGGATATGCAGAACAAGCGTAAGGAAGCAAAGCAAAAACTTACGAACAAGACTAAAGAGATGGACACTCTTATGAAGGCACGTCTTTCTGACTTCAAAAAGAAAGCAAGTGACCAGACTAAAAAAGTTCAACAAAAAAATTCTTATGAACCAAGTGGTGAAATTATGACTGAGAACCAAGATGTGATTCAAGTTGCACTCGACGTTGCAACTGCTGAACTCAACCCACAGGGCGAAGCATCATTCGCGAAGATCCAGTTCGCTGATGGTGGTGTGCAAAATCTAGATAACTATTCTGCTAAGCGTATTGCTGCTTGCTACGCGCAGTTGGATGATACTCACAAGCAGCAATTCCAATACATGTTGAATAAAGACGCTGGTAGTTATCAATCTGCATTGGATTTCGCAGTAAGGAATGTCTAAATATGGCTTTCGGTCTTGGTAAACTAGCAGTTTTAGAGAGCAAACTGGGAATTTATGAAGATCTCTCCAAAGAGATGCTTGACAAATTAGAAAAAGCAGTCGGGACTATCTCAGAAAATAGCAATAAGATTGCTATTATCTTGGAGCGCCATGAAGGACGTTTGGATGAGAGCGAACGTTCTGATCAATTGATCCTCAAGATGCTTGAGGAGATGAAAGAACGACATGAAAAAGATAACGAACTAATTCACAGTAGAGTTTCTGCCCTTCAGAAGAAGGTAGATGTCAATGCTAAGTTTGTGATAGGTGCAGGTGCTGTGCTTGCGACCCTTGTGGCAGTATTACAAGTGGTCCCACCTATCATAAAAACATTGACACCTACGCCAACTGCTGCTACTATATCAGCAGTAGAAATGCCTCCTATTGAGTTATCTTGACGTTAAGTACATCAATTTAATATCCCCTCGTCTTAACCTCTTCTCACGTAAGAAGGCAGATCTGTATAATTTCAGGTGTCCTTATTGCGGTGACTCACAGAAGAGACGTAATAAGGCGAGGGGATATCTTTTTAAGATAAAAGCGGACTTTGTGTTCAAGTGTCACAACTGTGGCATGGGTAGAACACTGTCTAATTTTCTGAAAGATCAGGATACTTTCTTGCATGACCAATATGTCATGGAGAAATTCAAGGATGGTAGGACTGGAAAAGGAACTACCGTACCTAATCCCAAGTTTAATTTCAGGGAACCAAAATTTAATAAGAGTGATGTTGATTTAGAGAAGATTTCTTCGCTAAATATTTCTCACCCAGCGCGAAAGTATCTTGAAGATAGAGGAATCAAAGATCTAAATTACTTCTATTATTGTCCCAAGTTTAAGGCTTGGACAAATGAACAAAAGAAGATGTTTGACAATCTCAGGCAAGATTCTGACCGTATTATTATTCCATTCCGAGACAAAGAAGGTAACCTGTTTGGATACCAAGGCAGATCGCTCGCCCCTAAGGCAAAACTAAGATACATCACGATCATGCTCGACGAAGAACACCCAAAGATCTTCGGACTGGATAGAATAAAAAACAACAAACCCGTATTTATTGTAGAGGGACCATTTGACTCAATCTTCTTGGAAAACTCGGTTGCTATGGCTGGGTCCGACGCTGATGTTCGGACGTTTGGTTGGAGCGATCATATTTGGGTTTTTGATAACGAACCACGTAACAGAGAAATCGTTAACAGAATCTCCAAAGTCATCGATAGAGGAGACAAAGTAGTCATCTGGCCTCAAAAAATACAACAGAAAGACATCAATGACATGCATCTTGCTGGACATGATGTTCAAACTCTGGTAGACTCAAACGTCTATCAGGGATTAACTGCAACCCTAAAATTTAACGATTGGAAAAAAGTATGACAAACGGAGTTGGTATTAAAGTAAAGAAGCGTAATGGCGCTGTAGAGGGTCTGAACCTTGAGAAGATTCATAAGGTAGTAGAAGAGGCATGCGAGGGTCTAGGGAGCGGTGTAAGCGCCTCTCAGATCGAAATGAATTCGGGTCTGCAGTTCTTCGATGGTATCGAGACAAAGGACATTCAGGAGATCCTTGTGCGCTCTGCTAGTGATCTGATTAGTCTTGAGACTCCCAACTACCAATTCGCTGCTGCACGTCTGCTTTTGTATGGTCTATACAAGCAGGTCTTTGGAGCACATTGGGTGAAGGGATACCCATCTGTGCATGACCATGCAACAAATTGTGTATCAAGATATGTCTATGATGACGAAATCTTGGATAAGTATACAATGGAAGAATGGGACAAGATCGATACGTTTATTGATCATGGTCGCGACTATCTTTTCACCTATGCAGGTCTACGTCAAGTAACAGATAAGTATCTTGTTCAAGATCGTAGTGGCGGAGAGGTATATGAGACACCTCAATTCATGTACATCATGATCGCAGTGACATTGTTCCAAAATTATCCAAAGGAGACAAGACTCGATTATGTCCGAAAATACTACGACGCAATCAGCAAACACAAAATCAACATTCCCACACCTATCATGGCGGGGGTTAGAACTCCACTTCGACAATTTGCGAGCTGTGTTCTTGTTGATATTGATGACACCCTCGATAGCATCTTTAGCTCTGACATGGCTATTGGTTATTATGTTTCACAAAGGGCTGGAATCGGCATCAACGCGGGTCGAATCAGGGGCATCAACGCTAAAATCAGAGGCGGTGAAGTTCAACACACTGGTGTTGTTCCATTCCTCAAAAAATTTGAGGCGACTGTCCGATGCTGCACTCAAAATGGCATACGAGGCGGAAGCGCGACTGTCCACTTCCCAATCTGGCACCAAGAAATCGAAGACATCATCGTCCTGAAGAATAACAAAGGAACGGAGGATAATCGTGTCAGAAAACTCGACTACAGTATCCAAATCTCAAAACTCTTCTACGAAAGATTCATTGCGGATGGAGACATCACCCTATTCAGTCCTAACGACGTGCCAGGTCTGTACGATGCTTTTGGGACTGACGCTTTTGATGATCTCTATAAGCGTTATGAATCTGACGGACACATTAAAAAGAAGACTGTCAAAGCTCAGGCACTTATTCTCGACCTCTTGAAGGAGAGAGCAGAAACTGGTCGTCTGTACATCATGAACATCGACCACTGCAACTCACATTCATCCTTCCTTGATAAGGTAAATATGAGTAACCTCTGTCAGGAAATTACTCTCCCGACAGATCCTATTAATCATATTGATGATCGTGACGGAGAGATTGCTCTGTGTATTCTCTCTGCTATCAACGTGGGCAAGATCAATAAGTTAGATGAATTAGAAAACCTCTGTGACCTAGCAGTCCGTGGTCTAGAGGAACTTATTGATTATCAGAACTACCCTGTACAAGCAGCGGAACGTTCTACACTTGCTCGTCGTTCTCTTGGTATTGGTTACATCGGACTCGCACACTACCTCGCTAAGAATGGAGAACACTACGATGACCCCGCATCATGGAAACTCGTCCACGACTTGTCTGAAGCTTTCCAGTATTATCTACTCAGATCCAGTAATACAATCGCCCAAGAAAAAGGGGCATGTGAAGCTTTCCATCGCACCAAGTATGCAGACGGTATTCTCCCTATCGACACTTACAAGCGTGACATCGACGAGTTCTGTGGAACGGAACTGAACTATGACTGGGAAACTCTTAGAGCATCTATCACTGAGCACGGTCTACGGCACTCAACACTGTCGGCACAAATGCCTTCAGAGAGCAGTTCCGTTGTGTCAAACGCCACAAACGGAATTGAACCACCTAGAGGCTACTTGTCCGTTAAAAAATCAAAGAAGGGACCTCTTAAGCAGATTGTTCCTCAGTTCACCACATTGAAGAACAATTACACTTTGCTATGGGAAATGAAAGACAATGATGGTTACATCAAAGTCATCTCTGCCATGCAAAAATTCTTTGACCAAGCAATTTCAGGCAACTGGAGTTACAACCCAGAGAATTATGATAACAATGAGGTGCCAGTATCTGTCATGGCAGGTGATCTCCTTAAGACATTTAAGTATGGTTGGAAAACTTCTTACTATCAAAACACATATGATCAGAAAGAAGAAGAACCACAACTCACTGAGGAGAAGAAAGAATCAATCGAAGACATACTCAATCAAATCTTAGAAACCGAGGAAGACGACTGTGACAGCTGCAAAATTTAGAACCAATGAGCCCATGCGTACTAAAGTAAAAGGAATGACGGTATTCAATACGGATATCGTTGACAGCACCAAGCAAAAAATGTTCTTTGGACCCCCACTTGGGGTCCAGAGATACGATAAGTTCAGGTATCCTGTGTTTGATAAACTTACACAGCAACAACTTGGATATTTTTGGCGTCCAGAAGAGGTATCTCTTCAGAAGGATCGTGCTGATTACCAAACTTTAAATGATGCTCAGAAACATATTTTCACGTCGAATCTTAAATACCAAATTCTATTGGATAGTGTACAAGGGCGTGGTCCTGGCATTGCTTTTGCACCTTTCTGTTCTCTACCTGAGTTAGAAGGATGCATGAATATCTGGCAGACAATGGAGATGATCCATAGCAGGTCATATACTCACATCATCAAGAACGTGTACGCAGACCCTTCTGATGTCTTCGATAAGATCTTGGAGGATGATCGTATCCTTGCACGGGCACAGTCCGTTACAGCGGCATATGATGAGTTCCTACAGGCAGCACAGGAGTGGGGTGCTGGTAGAATGTGGGAACATGCTCTGGATGAAGTTCCAGTAGCACAAGGTGAACTCTATGAACTCAAAAGAAAACTATATAGAGCAGTCGCAAACGTCTATATCCTTGAGGGTATTAGATTTTATGTGTCGTTTGCTTGTTCTTTCGCATTTGGTGAACTTAAACTCTTGGAAGGGAGTGCTAAGATCATCGGACTTATTGCGAGAGATGAGTCACAACACATGACTATCACTATGAACATTCTTAAGAATTGGGCAAATGGTGATGACCCTGATATGCAGAAGATTTCTGAAGAAGAACGTGATTACGTTTATCAGATGTTCATGAATACTGTACAAGAAGAGAAAGATTGGGCAGAGTATCTATTTAAGGATGGATCTATCATCGGTCTCAATGATAAACTCCTCTGTAAGTATGTTGAATGGACTGCTAACCGTCGTCTCAAATCGATTGGTATGAAAGCAATCTTCGATACTCCTATCAACAACAATCCTCTCCCGTGGACAGAGCATTGGTTATCCTCTAAGGGTATGCAAGTAGCACCACAGGAGACAGAAGTTGAGTCCTATCTAATCGGGAGCATTAAACAAGATGTTAAAAAAGATACGTTCGCTGGTTTCCAGTTATGACGAAAGATTCTTTGCCTGGTTGGAAGGTAAAAGCACTACAGGATCCAAACGTGACCACCAAACAAGCAGAGGTGATCATGAGGGGACCAGAGTCTCTAAGCGAGGCGTGGTTCCTAAGCGCAATGTACTTAAAATACCAGATCCATGGGACTAATTATTGATGATCTTGCACACATCATTCGTAAGCATCAGAAAACTCTACCGTGTGTAGAACCAATGGATGTTGATGAGGACTTTCATAAGGTTTATAAAGAAACTGAAGACGGTAATCTCAACATCCATAATGAAATGTTCAGTTGTACTGGACTACGTAAGGTACACCTAGAAACTGCCACTCTAGGACCACTAGATATTCTTCATTGTATCTGGTATCCTGACCCAGACTTTGATCTGCCCATTTTTGGTGCAGATATTGTCGCTGTTAACAACACTGTTAGTGCTGCTATCACTGATATTTCTCCTGTAGATGGTCTTATGACCCCTGTCTACGATAATATTGCTGATATCAGCAGGTTCTATAACTTTAAAAAGAATAGAGATGTTCCTGCATGGGGTGAAATTTTCTCACCTTACTGTAAGTTTGCTCGTTTAGAAGACGACGAAGAAAGAACTCTCTTCTGTCAGGTTGTTGACCAGTATCTAGATGCATTTGTTGGTGCTGTGTGGAAAGGAACTATTGATTACAATAGAGCAGAGAAAAGAAATGAAGGACAGTTATTATACTGTAAGAAACAGAAACTAAATGATAAGACTCGGCGCATTCTTGCCAAATATTTTGGTGATAAGTGGGCAGATGACTATATCAATAAGATCTTATTTGACGAACCATAAATATTGGAAGTGATATTATGAAAGTGTGGAAGAAATTTACCCAAACCCTTGGAGATATATGGGCTCCGTGTTTGATGGGAGCCTTATTCGGGATAACTGGGGTTTTGTTTATAAAATTACCAATCTCTCCAACGAACGACAGTACATTGGAAGAAAGTATTTTTGGCAAAAAAGGAAGCCTAGGGGGGGTAAGCGCAGAGTCACTTCAGAATCTGACTGGAAAAAATACTACGGGTCATGTCCAGAACTCAAAGAAGACATTAGGAGTTTTGGGAAAGATTGCTTCACCAGAGAAATCCTGTCATTGCACAGGACACCTGGACGGGTCAACTACGAAGAGACCCGACAGCTCTTTCTTCACGACGTTCTGACGGAGGCACTTGACAATGGGACGCCTGCGTACTATAATTCAAACATCCTCGGACGTTATTACAGGAAAGACTACTTCGATGCTTAAGATTTTGATCGCTTCTGCTGCTCTTACTGTGGGTCTCACTTCTCCACAACCACAGCAGGCAGAAGTCTCCAAAACCTCCCCTGAGATTCAACCTCTTCCAGTGATCCCCTATGAAGCTTCTTGGAAGTGCCCCGAATGCACACCAGAAGAACAGTATGTTCTCGAAGAACTTCAGGAGCATACTCGTATCACTGATAGGAATGCTCTTGCTACTATCATGGGCAACATCCAACAGGAGTCTATGTTCAAAGCAAACATCTGCGAAGGTGGTGCTCGGGTAAATTATGAGGACTGCCACTCTGGTGGTTATGGTTTGATCCAGTGGACTTCTATCAATCGTTATAATAACCTTGGAAAGTTCTGTAATAAATATGATTGTGACCCAAGCAGTTTGGAAGGTCAGACTCGTTACATGATTAACGAGAGCACATTCCAACGCTATCTACCCATGTTTGAGGGCAGTGGACAAACTGTCCGACAGTACATGGTTCCTGCTTTTTATTGGTTAGGATGGGGCATCAAAGGAAATAGAGAGATCTATTCCTATGATTATGTCAAGAAAATTGTTTGGTCATGATTCTCAGAGCACTCAAAAAACTTGTCAAACCTTATACTGGTGTACCTGCACCTAAGTATTTAAAGGATGACCCTTGGTTTGGTCCTGCACCTCTATCAGACTCCCAAAAAGAGTACATAGAGATGCGTACTCAACTGGAATTAGAAAACATTCTGATCCCTCAGTCAGAAGATAAACTTCCTGTTAAGGAAGTGGAAAATATACACGAAGTGTTGTATAATATTGCTACGAAAGGAGGAAAAACCACTACTCAACTCAACCCTCTTCCAGAGTTGGGCGGTGGTTCTGAAATCTTTCACACAGGACCAGGCGGTTGGATGTCTGGTACTGGTTACGGTCAGTTTTCCTGACCTTTTTTGACTCAGTAGCTCAGTGGATAGAGCAACTGCCTTCTAAGCAGTCGGTCGTTGGTTCGACCCCAACCTGAGTCGCTGTGACGGGGAATGAGCTCGCCCGCGACGGTGCTAACCACACTGTGATCTTGAGAGTTGGTTACTTTCTTTTGCTCCATTACAAACTGTTCGTATGTTAGGGTTGAAAAAATGCCCCATAGCAAGCATAAGGATAAGTGTAATGTTCTGTCGGCATGGCGGAATTGGTAGACGCGCTAGGTTTAGGTTCTAGTGTCTTTATGACGTGGAGGTTCAAGTCCTCTTGCCGACATTGGGAGATTAGCTCAGAGGTAGAGCACCTGCTTTACACGCAGATTGTCACTGGTTCGATCCCAGTATCTCCCATC